TAAGTCAATGGCGTGCGCAACCGCGCTGGTGATCCGCGCTGCGGCAGAGCCATTGCGCATTCTGTGCTTCCGGGAAATTCAGGAATCGATCGATGAATCCGTCAAGGCAATCATCGAGCAGCGCATCAAAGACTGCGGTCTGGAAGGCTTCTTCAATATCACGAAGAAGGAAATCACGGCTCCAAACGGCAGCAAGTTCATCTTTCGAGGACTGAGCGACGAAACGGCGACATCGATTAAATCGCTGAACGACATCGATATTGCATGGGGCGAGGAAGCACAGGCCATCTCGAAAGATTCGCTCGATCTTTTCCTGCCGACTATCCGGAAAGATACGTCTGAGATTTGGTTCAGCATGAACCCCGAGCTCGATACCGATCCGGTCTACACGACGTTCATCCAGAAACGCCCCGCCAACGCCAGAATCATCGAGGTCAACTGGGATAAGAACCCGTTCTGGAATGCCGCAATGGAAGCAGAGCGGCAACGGTCGATGGCGGACGATCCAGACGACTACGATCATATCTGGGAAGGCATTCCGAAGTCTGCGGTGTCCGGCGCCATCTATCGCCGCGAGATGCACGAACTAGCCACGCAAGGCAGGATTCGGCCGTTGCTCCCTGATCCTGTGCTCGGCACTCATGCCGTTTTCGACTTGGGCATCAACGACAGCATGTCGATAACGATCGCGCAGGCGGACATCAGCGGCCTACGCGTCGTAGGTTTCCACGAAGACAACAACTACGCTATCGAGCACTACTGCGAATGGCTGAAGGATAACGGCTGGAAGCATTCGGTCATCTGGCTGCCGCATGATGGGAATGCGCGATCCGTTCAGACCGGTCTAACGACGAAACAGACCGTGCAAAAGCTTGGCTGGCAGGTGGAGACGGTCCCGGAAATCGGCGTCGAACCGGGCATCAAGAAGGCACGCACAGCGCTCAAGAACGCTTTCTTTTCAGATTCAGATGATGTCGACGAACTGATCGAGCATCTTCGCCGCTACACACGCGCGAAGTCTGGCCATCCGAAGCATGATGAGCATTCGCACGCCGCGGATAGCTTCCGATACGTCGCCGTCGCAATGGAGCACTTCAAGAACGTATCCGAGCGGAAACGTCACACGGCCGAAATGGCGAGAAACGTCCGCATCATTCCGACCGTGAATCACTGGGCCAAGGTTTAGACGTGCAGATCGATCACCATCGAGATGCGATCGACGGATGATTCATTGCGCACTTCGTGTTCAAGTTCATTTCTGAACCAGAATAGGCGCCCCGTCAGCATCTGAAGCGTCTCGTCGCCTTCGCCGTTGCCGCAGTAGATGACCGCGCCTGGCTGGCCCTGAATCACAAGGTGAAAGCGGCGCCAATATCTGACGTGCTCGGGCGTGTCGGCATGTCGAAAGATCCTGCCGCCTGGGCGAATCCGGTTGATCATCACCCGGCCGACGCGCGTCGCCAAAGAGAACCGCGCCAGATTGAACACGAACTCATGTGCCTGCGTGAGCTTCGACCATGCCGGCCATGCTATCGACTCGTGCTGATCGTACCCGGCAAGCTTGTTTGCCTTGTACAGATCGATCTCTTCCTCACTCATGCCGGTCTGAATCTCCGGGAAGCGCAGCATGATCGTGTCTGTATCGCCGAATGGTCCCTGTGGATAGTTGCGCAAGAACGTGTCAGCCGTCCACAGATCAGGGTCCATCGAGATTGCGAGTGCGAGGGCGCTTACGTCCATGCCGTCTTTAATTACGTGGAAATTACGCATCAGAATGAGATTTGAAAAACGGTGATGATGAGGAACAGAACGCCAATCGCAGCGCTCCACCCGAAAACAGTCTTGAGCACTTCACGTCCGTTGCGCCGGATGTCATCGGCGAGCACGAATGGGAACAGGATCACGAACCCGATCGCATCCATGACCGAATGACGCATCAGGTAAAGCACTCGCAGCACGGCAAGTGAGAGCAGCACGATTGCGATCAGTTTCACTTCTGTTCCTTTTCGTCGAGTTGTTTCTGAACCATGCGCCTTATCACCTCGGCTACAGAATAGCCTTCTTTATCGGCAATCTCGCGTAGTCGCTTCAGCATCGGCTCGGGCAGGTAAATTTGAAATCGGTCCATGTGTGCATGGTAGACGTATATCGTCATCCTTACTAGGTGGATTTGTCGTATACTTGCCGAATTGCATTTTTCCACCTAAAGGTGAGTGAATGAACGAAGAACTCGACGCGCAGCAAACCGAACTTGAGCAGGAACAGCCTACCGAAATCGCGGTTCCCGCTTTGTTTGACGACGAAGATCAGGAGTCCCAAGAGCAAGAGCCTGCGGAGGGCGCCGAGCAACCTGAAGGTGATCCCCCGTCACTGAAGGGCCAACCGGCGCCCAAGTGGGTCGCGGAGTTGCGCAAGAGCCACAAGGAGATTCTTCGCGAGAAGCGCGAACTCCAGAAGCAGAACGACGAGCTGCGCGCAAAGTTGCCGCCGCCCGTCCAGGCGCTCGCCGCAAAGCCTACGCTCGACCAGTATGACTACGACGAGACGCGGTTCTCCGAAGCATACGACAAGTGGATGGAGCAGAAGTCCGCGCAGGAAGCCAAAGACCGCGCTCAACTCGACGCGCAGCGCAAGGAACAGGAAGAAGTCGACAATTTCAAGAAATCTTATGCCGAACGCAAGAAGTCGCTCGGCGTGGAAGACTTCGACGAAGCCGAATCCGAAGTCGGCACGATCCTGAATCAGACGCAAGCCGGTCTGCTGATGCGCGGGGCGGATGACCCTGCCGTCTTGGTCTATGCGCTCTCGAAGTCGCCCGCTCGGTTGATGGACCTCGCGAAGATCACCGATCCGGTTAAATTCACCGTTGCAGTCGCGAAACTGGAAATCTCCTTGGCTACGAAGAAAACCACCCGGCCGGCGCCGGAAGCGCGCATCACGTCCGAGCGCGGGACAGGCTTCAATTCGTCGAACTCGCAGCTTGAAAAGCTCCGGGACGAAGCGGCCCGGACAGGGGACTACAGCAAAGTGGTTGCGTACAAGAAGCAGATGGCGAAGTAAGCCGCTTGCCTCATACTACGAAAAGTAGTAGAGTTTCGGAAAGCTAATTATCGCCTAACTGAGCTAAATCCTTTCAGGCGATAAGCAGCCCGCTTCACCGTATCTCAGCCCCATCGGCGCGGCATTGCCTGCGTTAGTCCTGCTGGATGCGAAATCAGTGGCCATTTGGTCATTCTTTTTCGTCTCTTTATTTAGGACTACTGCCATGAGCAATCCTCCGTCAGCACCATTTCTGTCGACCGCCAATTCCTTCAGCAAGGAAGAGCGCGTCGCTTTCGAGCGTCTTCTTGAAGGCTTCAATGACCAACTGGTCATGTCGAAAGCCGTCACCGTTTTCCAGAACGATCAAACCATGATGGCTCGCGCCGGCGACATGATCCGCCGTCCGATGCCGTACATCGCACGTTCGTTCTCGGGCCTCGACCAGACCGCAAACTTCGTCGGCAAGACGCAGTTGACCATCCCCGCCGCGATCGACACGATCCGCAGCTCGCCGTGGACGATGGACGCAACCGAACTGCGCGACGCTCTGCAAGAAAACCGCCTGGGTGACGCAGCGAAACAAAAGATCGCCTCCGACATCAACCTCGCAGTCGTGAACGCCGCTTCGACGCTCGGCACGCTGGTGGTGAAGCGCACGGTCGCCGCGACCGGCTTCGACGACATCGCCCAAGCTGATGCGCTGATGAACGAATCGGGCATCGACTACGACGGCCGTTATTCGGTCTTCGGTTCGCGCGATTACAACGCAATGGCCGGCAACCTTGCCAGCCGTGCTTATCTGGTCGAAGGCCAGAAGGCCGCGAACGCTTTCGAAATGGCAACGGTAGGCCGTCAGGTCGCAGGCTTCGAGCGCGTTCTGAAGGCTGACTACATCGCCCGTCTCACGGCTGCGGCTGGCGTGACGGTCACGGTCAATGGTGCGAACCAGTTCACCACGCCGAAGGCTCTCGCAGCATCGCCGAGCGGCCCGCTTCAGTCGAACGTCGACAACCGCATCCAGAACTTGGCTATCACGGTCACGTCCGGAACGGTCAAGATCGGTGATGCCTTCACGATCGCGGGCGTCAACAACGTTCACCCAATTACCAAAGTCGATACCGGCCAGCTCAAGACGTTCCGTATCGTCGCCATCGTCTCGGGCGCAGGCGGTACGGGTACGGTAACGATCGCTCCGGCCATCATCTCTGGCCAAGGCGGAACGGATGCAGAACTCGCGTATCAGAACGTGACTGCAACCCCGGCTGCAAGCGCTGCGATCACCTGGCTCAACACGGTATCGGCTCCGGTCAACTGCTTCTGGAAGAAGGAAGCTATCGAAATCCTGCCGGGTCGCTTGGCTGTGCCGTCCGATCAGGGCCTCGCAGTGATGCGCGGTTCGACGGAACAGGGCATCGAAATTGTGATGACCAAGCAGGCGCACATCGAAACGTACAAGTCTCTGTACCGGGTCGACGCATTCTACGGCGTCAGCGTCACGAACCCCGAGATGGCCGGCATCATGCTCTTCAACCAGACGTAAGCAAGCGAAACAGGGGCGTCCAAGCGGCGCCCCGCTTACTTTGGGGATAAGAAATGGCGGCTACCAGCGAGGCGCGTGCGCTTCCGTTTTTCACCGATTTGTACGGGCAGCCGCTCGAATCGGGCTTCATCTATATCGGCCAACCCGGCCTCGATCCTGTCGCGTATCCGGCCGTCGTCACGTCGGACATCGCCGGTACGGTTGTGGTCGCTCAGCCTGTCAGGACGACGCACGGCCATGCGACCGCGGCCGGCGCGCTGATCCATCTCTACGTTCAGATTCCTTACTCGATAACGATCCTCGATGCGGCAGGACGCCTCGTCTATGCGTCGCTGAACGAGACTGATCCTGTTGCGCTTGCAATCGGTTCGAGCAGCGTCCAGAGCGCGTCGTCTATTGCTGCCTTGCGCGCTCGGGACAAGAATGCGACGAATCAGGTTTGGGTTACTGGCGTCGGCATGTACGTCTATGTCCCGACCGACAACACATCGCCTGAGAACATTCCGCTGATCGTCGTCGGGAACGATGGCGCGCGCTATCACCTTGATAGTCAGTACGTGAACGCGAACTGGGTCAAGGTGCTTGGCGCATCGGCGAATCCCAATTCACAGGGCGCATGGTATAGCTGGAACGATGCCAACGACGGCGCAGCACGGATCACGAACAACAAGGGCACTGGTGGGACTGGTGGCTTCGTCTTGCGCACGGTCAACGCTGACAACTCTGTCGAACTCGGGCGCGCAACGGTCACGCAGACGGGCGGACTCATCACGACTGACGGCATTCAGGCAACCGGCGATATCAAGGCGACTCACAACCTGATTGCCGGCAATTCCGTTGTCGACTTGAACTCTGCATTGACTCGATACCTTTGGTGGGATTCGGTCAACGACCAATACGGTTTGGTGAACGCTCCGTTGTTCGTCAATGGATCTCTTGCGCTCACACAGGCCAACTATCAAGCCATCGTCGCGGCAAATCAACTGGCGAACGGAATTGGCGCGGTAGCGCTCGGCAACAACGTTGCGCCGAACCCGGCCCAGCCCGGTACTTGGACCGCGACCGGCACTGCGTTTAACACTGTGTTCCTCTATGTGAGAACAGCGTAATGGACTATCACTCGATCGCCAATCCGGTTTGGACCGACGCGACACGCTCGATGGTTACGGTCGACATCGTATTTCCCGCGCTAGGCGTCGCGTCGGTCAAGTTCAACGCATCGGACAAGGATTGTATGCAATACGGGCGCGACATTCACGCCGATCTGATCGCCGGCAAGTACGGCCCGATCGCTGAGCCAATCATTCAAGGATAAAAATGTCCACCATCGGGGATTTGTGCGTCACGTCTACCGTAAGTTCGGATGACAAGCTGCCAGTCTGGCAGAACGCAAACGGCGTCACGCGCGGGCTTCCGATCTCGGTATTGGATAGCCGGTACGTCACGCAGGATGAAATCGCGCTGTTGGCTATCAGCCCCGCGACGGAACAGTTCGTTGCCAACGTCGACTTCACGCCTGGCGTCTCACTCGCTCTGACGCTGGCGAATCTGTACAACTCGGTCAACAACATCGAAGTCTTCTTCGATGCGTCGTATCAGGGACCGGACCAATATTCGCTGATCGGTTACGGTCTGTCTTTCATTTCTCCTATCCCGGTAGGAGTGCAAAGGGTATATGTCCGCGGCGGCGCATCCCGTCTTATCGGCGCTCCGAGCGCTGGAACGGTAACCGATGCGTCGATCGCGACCGGCTCTAGGCTGTACAACCGCGATAACGATGTTCGCAGCATTCGGGACTACGGTGCGCGCTGCGATGGCGTAACGGATGATTCCGCGGCGTTCCAGGCGGCA